CGCTTAATTTCTTCCATGGTTGACTGAATATCATCTTTAAACTTCTGTATTCTTATTTCGCCACCCTCGAATAATTTACCGTATACAGATGCTACTTCTATACCATTGGCTACATTTATTTCATGAGTTGTTTGTTGCATCTCAAGATTTAAAAGTCTTATTACTTCAGGGTTAGTAGCTGCCCCTATCTGTATCTGTAATTCTAAGAACTTATTTCTTAAAGCAGCTACTTCTGGAGATACTTCACCAACAGCTGCCTTAAGGTTATTTATATTTTCTTTTGCTTTATTATCAACACTGAGTTTTATATTATTGTCAGTATTAGTTATATCAGTAATCTTAGCTTTTATTTCAGCTATTTTATCAAGCTGATTTTGCATAGCTAGAGTATTTGCGTCTATAGCATCTTTGTTGCCTATTGGATTAGATGCTAGTCTAGCATTTTTAAGCTCTAGAGCAGCATATGCTTTTTCTATTTTCTTTATATTTTCTTGAAAACCACTTATCTTAGCAGGTCCACCATCAAATAACTTGCCATATATACTAGGTATATCTAACCCATTTATATTACCCATTACTTCAGCTGTTTGATTTATTATCTTATTGCTGCTATCTATTACTTTCTTAATCGCCAGCTCTTCTATTTGAGCATTACCTTCAAGTATATTGCCCTTATTTTTCAGGATTGTATTATATATTTCTGTCTGCTTATTTTGACTTTCCTGTAGTCTAAGTAGTTTTCTCTTTATTTCTAACTCTTTTCTACTAGCTGGTATGATATCAGGAAGAGGATTTTTTGATTGCTCAACAGCTAGTTCTTTACGAACACTCTTGATAAGTTTCTCGTATCTACTAATACCATCTATTGAGTCAAGTAGTTTCTTCTGATCAACAGTTACAGCGTTTTCTACAAGTTTATCATGACTTATTTCAGCAGCTGTTTTATTGAATTCAATAATAGCATCCTTTGCCTTAAGTGCCATCCCAATACTTGACCACGAGAACATTGTACCGAGTATATCTTGAACTTCAGGTGTCCTTACTATTTTTATTGTACTAGTTAATCCATCTGCTAAGAAAGCAAAGAAATCAACTACACCTGACTCACCAACAGCTACAGAAGCGCCATATATAGCATTTCCAAGTCTTATGAATGAAGCAGCAGCTTTGTCGGCCTGTTCAGTAGCAGCGTCTCCAAATCTTACTTTAAGAAGTGCTGTAAACTTTGGTAAAAAGTCTTCTGTCATTATCTTACCAGATGCTAAAAGTTTATTAAAGCTTTTGGTTGTCATACCCATACTTTTAGCGGCAATAGAGAAGGCACCAGGTAAATGCTCACCCATCTGTCTACGCAATTCTTCAGCAGATACAACACCTTTAGACATCATTTGTTCAACAGCTAGCAATACTAGTTTTTGTCTATCAGCAGTTACCCTATTTCCTGCCATAGCAGCAGTAAGACCTGTGAATATTTTTCTAAGTTTCTCACCTTCAATTGCTGTGCCCTTAGAGGCTGCCGCAAAGTTTGCGAAAGAGTTTATTGAGTTTTCTAAACTTGTTCCAAAAGTGTCAGCTGTTTTCTTTAGAAACTCTATACTACCAGCAGCATCACCTGTGGCGAACTTAATTTTAACCAATGCTGACTGAAAGTCTATTGTGTCTTTTATTATCTTCTTAAATACATCTATAGTTTTAAATGCTATATATGCTGCCCCTATTTTCTTAATAGTAGATCCCAAAACGCTAGTAGATTTAGCTGCTTTTTGAGAACTTTTAATAAGTGATCTTATTTTATTATCAGTAACTCTATTAAGTTCAGCTACAGCCTTTCTGGTTGAAGCTGACAATCTGTTCATAGATTTATCTAGACTTATCGTCTCCTTATTTACCTTTACTACTCCACCACCGAACTTAAGTGAATTCTTTAATTTACCAGCTACTGAAGCAGTTGATGAAAGCTCTCTAGATAGGCCTGTAGCGGCTGTAGCCTGGTCTTTAAATCCTTTTGACGCACTAGTATTTAAAGCTACTATCTTAGCCTCAAGCTTGGTTATAGAAGCATCCATGCTACTGATGGAGCTTAATAGTTTAGTGTTATCACCTGTAAATATAATCTTCTGTTCAACAGCCATTAATACTCTCCATTCTATATCTAAAATACTAATGAAAAAAGGCTCTCCGAAGAGAGCCTTTCATGTTTAACTACCTACTTATATAATACCGTAAGCTCTAACAACTGCGTTTGGTGAGCATACTACGAAGTTACCAGTATACTTAACAACAGCACGTTTATTATCAGATCCTTCTAACTGACCGATATTGATAATTTCCAATCCACCGCTAGTATTCTCAGGATATACAAGAGCAACACCGTTAGTAAGATTTCCGTTATCAAAAACACCTGCGTAGATTGATGCCCAAGTTCCGCCTACTAAAGCCAAACCGTCTACAGTTTCAGTGTCATTCAAGAAGTAAGAAGGGAAGATCTTAACGTTCTGGAATACATACAAAGACTCGCCACCAAGACCAATAACTTCCTGAATAGCATTTCCGCCCAAAGAGCGTTGTAGAGTCAAGTAATTTTCAAGCTGCGCCCAAGACATGGTGATGAAATCGCATCTACCGTTGTTGTTTTTACGAACACCGTTAACAAGCTTAGACATTGTTTGGAATGTCAATGGATCACCCAATACAGCATCAGCTGGAGCAATCAAGTTTGTAGTCTGTGTGAATAAAGAGTCAAGATCTGTAGCAGCTGCGCCGCCGTTGAACATCTGATCCTGAAGAGTTGCGCCAACAGCGTCAGCTGAGATTTCCAACTGAACAGCCATAGCTCCAGCATATCCGCCAGCATGAGCAATAGCTGCGTTAGTTACATCAGCAGTTTCTGCTATGTATTTAGACAATACTGTCTTCTGTGTAAGAGCTGCTGCTACAGCTGCTGGGAAGTTTGCGCCTTCAGCAATAGTTTGTGATACTTTATCCGCACGTGAAGTGATCAATACAGACGCACCGGTAAAACTTACTGATGGGATGTATTCGAATATTTGGTTTGATTTAACAACCTGTTTGATAATTGGAGAAACAATCTCATCGTTTAAGATTACTCCATATTGTGCTAGTGTGGTTTGAGCCATTTTAAATCTCCTTTTAGTTTAGTTTACTCAAATACATAAATAAAATCAATTTATCTATGGGCATTTTTGCTTCAAGCAAAGACATCTTTAGTTGCCATCGAAAAGACGTAGTGGTTATGATCCACCAAACATGATAAAAAAGGCTCAACCTATCTTATCTTAGTTATAAAATACTACTTAATCATCCCCATTTCTCAATGGCTTTGCGTAGTCTTTCACCTTCATCAACCTCAACAGTTTCTTTTGGTTTTGCTTCACCACCTGTGCTTCCAGATCCAGACTCAACACCTCTGGCAAAATGTAGGTTTTCTTTCATAAAATTTTCAACATAACTTTCAACTGATATATTCTTACCATCAGCATCATACTTAACAGATCCGTCTCCACCTAGGATCTCAATATCACCTTTTTCAGACAGTCTGATGTTATTTCTCAATAGAAGGCTAATTTGTTCAGGATTTACAGCATTAAGTTTAGCCGCTTCTGATACAAGTTTCTTATCAATAACTTCAGCCTTGAAATCACCTTGTATTTTACTAAGCTTAGATGATAGTTCAGCAATTTCAGCATCTTTCTGTTCCTTTATTGCCTTAATAATATCTTCTTCCTTACCAGATGCTTCAGCTGTCTTTGTTTTAATTTCAGCAAGCTCCTTCTTCATAGATGAGAATTCATCAGGATCAACACCTTCGAATTCTCTTAAAGCAACTCGTCTAGTAGCACTTTCCTTTCTAGTAGCCGTGAGCTCTTCCTCAAGTCTTTCTTTAGATGCAACCAATGCTGCGATTTCTTCTTCTGTCATTACTTCTCTCCTTTATGTGGTATAAAAATATGCCGACACCTATATCCACCACGGTATACAAATGGATTGCCAGATATCTTGCCTTGCCAGCTTGAGTTGTTCCAAGCTTTAATTTGTTCTAGAGTCAATATCTTTCCAACATGGCTTCCACACCATGTTCTGTTTTTATTATCTATAGGTCCTTCATATTTAAAATTATCTACTTTAGATAGTTCAGCAAATAATGCTGTATATGCTCCGTTGAGTCTATATACGAAATCACCCATAAGTAATTTTATATTACTTGTCATCTTTCTGGTAACATCAGAGACTATGGATATTGTTTCATTAATACCAATTGCAACACCAGATACAATGTTTTGTTCTATTAGTTTACCAACTATGCCGTCTATCATTGCGTCTATCTCTTTTTTGTATGCTCTAACTAAACTCTTTGATATTCCCTCAGTTGAATAGCTAACAGGAATACCGGCTTTATCCCATATTTTCTTAGATGCTGATAGGATGTTATCTGTAGGTGAATATATATTATATAGGTTTCTTTTAAGATCAATGCCTGCTGATGACAGTTTTGTAATGGCATCTTTTCTACCTATCATAATACTTGTAGCAGCAGAAATAAACAAACCAACATATATTGTTGATGAGTTTTCGTTGTTATCTGCTATCGTATTTAGTTCCACTTCTTCTCCGTTTCTACGGATAAAATACTACTTTACCATTCTTTTAGCAGCTCTTTCCATCATTTTAGCTGAAAAGTTCTTAGTTTTACGTGATATTCCAAAGAATTCACGAGTTGGTCTATTTCCGGATCCTGACATTGCTTTATCGGCTTTTTCATTATTGCTACCGGCGCCTGTAAATTTTATTTTATATGACATCTTTCCGTTTTTGCTACTCCTCATACTCCTAAGCATCCTACCTGTCTGCTTAAGATTTACATGACTGCTTTTCTTAAGTCTCTTAGTCATAGCAGCATAAGGAGCAAACGCTGAACCTGTTACATCAACTCCAGCAGCAGTTTTAGCTTTTATGTCTATAACTGCATATTCAACGCTTGATTTAAGAGCCTTATTTATTTCAGCTGTTGACGTCGTTTTTATTTGTGTCAATGCTTGTCTTAGTGATGTTAGTTTCATTTTTATTCTTATCTCCTTCTATAGCATCGTCTTCGGTAGTTTCATCAATATTATATTTAGCGTCTATCTCTGTGCGCATACGCTCTTTATCATCATCAGAGAGGCTATCGTCTGTCTGAATATTAGATAATACTTTAACAGTCATTGTTTCTTCTAGTTGCTCGTTGAAGAATGGAGTGTCAAGGAATGACTTAGCCTTAATAGCGTTATCAATATCAAGAGACAAATCTCTAATATTGAAGGTTTTAGGATAAACAATCTTCAGATCAAGGTTTGTGTTCAAATATAAACCTATTAAATCGTATATACTTTTCTCTGTCTTCTCAAGCTTCTTAGACATTGATCCAAGATTACTATGAAGTCCCTGAAGCCTAGCTTCTAAGGCTGCTCCACTCTCTGCTTCTTTTTCCATAGATACACCAACAGTATGAGAGATATTTCTAATATCCTGCTCAACCTGGTTTCTCCAATACAGTATTTCACGTAAGCTTGTATTTATTGGCTCTAGATATTCGAATTTGGCACCATTCCCTGACATTGCGTCATACAATAATACGTTTCCTGTACCTATAGTTACATCACTACTATCTCCAGGCGTTGCTGGACCCTGTAGCATAGGGAATCCAACTCTTTCAACTATCTCGTAAGCTGCTGAGTCAAGGTTGTATATTTTTTTAGATAGAACAGATATATCTTCAATAAAGCTAATTCCACTATCAAAGTCAGCAGACATATCACTCTTATATACAATATTAATAGCTGGTATCTTACCAATTCTATTCTCACCTGTCTTTACAATTGCTAGTTTTGATTTCTTATTCTTTTTATCTTTTGTTTTTGAAATTAGCATCCAATCTTGCTTAGTCCATATCTTAAAATATTCAGTTTCATCATCATCACCTTCACCTTCTTTTAAGACAAGCATTTCTAATTCTCGTTTACCTAGTCCAGGAGGTGATAGTTTAAAGTTAACCACACTAGTTGGCGGATACATTTTACAATACGGAAGCGTATTGTCATTTATACTCTGCTCTAAACTTTTTGTCCCCTCAAAGAACGGTACGTCAACAACAACGATCATCCTGCCAAACACCATTGTCATTTTAGATAGGGTTTCCATAAAATCGTTGCTATCCATATCTTCAAGATTAAAGTCATTCTTAATCTCTTCAATAGCAGTTGAATATACTGCTCCACCATTTACATCACGCCTAATATCACTTTTAAATATATATGAGCTATAGAGTCTTACTAGTGGCTCAACGAAGTTTGTATATGCTGATAGTTTCTTTCTGTCATTAAAATCTGACTCAGTTTCATTTGTGTGTTTTGAGAGATATTCCCCATCAGCAAATTGTAATCCACCAACATAGCTGTCGTATAAGAATTCCCAATTTTCCTTATTTTCTCTATATGAGGCATTGCCTTTAAGGATTGCTTCTAGTTTCTTCTCTTCTTCTCTATTCACGTTTAATCCCTCGTTTAACTAGTAAAATACTATTCACCTCTATCTTGAGACTCTGCGAACTCGCTATCAATAATAGTGAAAGCCCTAAGTATCTTTACACTTTGAAACAAATATCCACCAGGCTGAGGATATATCCTGTGTTTATGGTAATCACCCCAAAGTTTAAACATAATATTGAGTTCTTCAAGAGAAAGAACAGGGCACTCTTTGGTTATTATACCAATATTCCAATCTTGCTCTTTCCTACAATTATTTGGTTTTGACATCCTTAATGGACACTTGCCGCAACTACGATCAGCAAAAAACGCCTTAGCTGCGGTGGTTATTTTTTTTCTTCTTCACCTGTTAAGAATACATATTTAACAACTTCAGTTACTGCATCGTTCATAAAAGTCATTGTTGCGTCCTCGGTAATCCTTAACATATTGAAGAAATCACTACCATTATAGTTAACTTCTTTGTAATTTACATTTGTAATGACTTTAGAGAATATAAACTTATATGTTTCTATTCTATCCTTAGCTTCCAAGTCTTCACTATCAGTTAATTTTTCAACCAACTCGACCTGAAGCATTGGATCAACACCACTTATTGTTATTTTTGTTCCGTTAATATCAACTACTTTATCTGTTTGTGCAATTAAACTTAAGTTTATCATTATATTCTCCGTTTCTACATACTAAAATACCCCAAGGACGTATCCTCAGGGTATATTTTAGCTATTTTAGTCTTATTTAACTACGATTGTAAACTCATCATCGCCATTTACACGTACTGCTTTGTATGTTACGTCGATAATATCTTTCTCATGTCTCAAGCCATAGTTCATGGTCATCCTATAAGAGTTGGCAGCCAATATCTGGATCTGATTACCAGCAACTTCACCAAATGTAGCATCAATTGAGATGGTATCGCCGTTTTTAAGAGCAAGCCATTCAGCCGTAGTACTAACACTGTCTTTAGTTACCTTCATTACTGGTGCCGCATCAGCAACTGTAAACTCATGATATCCAGTTGTATAATGCTCAACAACGTTGTTTCCTCTATCAAAGTTGAAAGTTCCTGTTCTTACTGTAATACCGTTTTCATTTACTATTGAAGTTTCCAAAGCAACTGCTGGTCCAGTAGTATCATACACAGGGTTAGCTGGGATAGTAGCTGCTACAGGATCTGTCCACTTACATGAGAAGGTCATATCAGCAACTAGTGCGGTTCCGATGTCTCCGTTCAATACGAATGTTCCAACTGCTCCAACACCTGTCCACAACTGACCATCTTTATATAAATATATAGTACAAGGGGTGGGTGTACGAGTCGTTGGAGTGTATTCTACTTTACCTGCTACTGCAGGGGTTATTACTGCTCCAGTAATTGGATCTAGTACTTCAGCTACAGCTGCTGTTACTGTCTTCTTAAGCTGACAAGCCAAGAATAATGGATCAGCTTCACCAGCAACGCCTGGGGTACCGCTTCCTTTTAATTCTGCTTTAATCTTAAACTCAAGTGAACGCTTACCCATCGCATGAGGATCTTCACCCATGAAAGGACTTACCGTTTTCCTTAAAATTGTGTCAATCTTTGGTGTTAGTGTGATGTCCAAAACCTTAATTGCGTCTGCTGCTGTAGGCAATGCGTCTACACCCTTTGTAACTTCAGACTTAACTAGTAATAGACGGTCAAAAATACTTGCCATTGTTTTATCTCCTATTTAATATTTAAAATACTACCTAGAGGCCACTTGTAAGAGGTGCCGAATAAGTAATAAGTAATTTCCTGCTAACTGCTACGAATGGGTATGTCTGCTCGATATCATCATTTCCTCTTGCTTCTATCCTTACAGCATCCACCAATCCACCCATCGTAAGGTTGTTAGCTAGAGCTGCGACAATATCGCTATCTACAGCATTCAAATCTGTAGCATTTGTAGCATATTCTGCTTTAGTAATAATCTTTAAATCAATATCTATAGTTGTAGACATAAATCCACTGGTCCAACCACCAACGTTATTGTCTCCATTATCTAATATTTGAACAATAGGGAATGCTACATCAGGTAGGTTTTCGAATATATTAATTTGCCTAGTAGTATTTACAACGCTAGGAATAGCGGCTACAGCAATATCAAGCGCTACGAAAATATCCTCTCTCTTGCTCATCCTCGTCTAGCCTTAATTGTTCTTTTGTTTATCTGTGATAGTGTTATATCTCTGTTATTAAAATTGCCATCTTTATTGAAGTCATATAAATATGTATTCATAGCGTTATCGAATTCATCAGCAAACATTGTTCTGAAGTACTCACCCTTACTAGCAAAGCTATCAATAGTAGGATCAGAGCTCTTCATTAATGAAGGGCATATATTGTATCCTAAAGCCCTGAAAATAAACGTGTTTTTTAGTAAATCAGTGTTGAGGAATGCTGGATCCATTATTGGAACAGCTGACGCTAGGTTTGTTTGTTGGTTTGAGAAATAAAAATCTTGGGCAGCTTGTGGAAACCACACTGTCTCAATATGTCTCATAACATAACCTTCAGCTGTTGCTATATGAATATCAATATTACCTACATTTGCCCCACTGTAAAACTTAGTGAGGTCTGATATATATAATTCCAGGTCAGTTGATGTTATGAATGCCATTTATTTCGCTTTCCTTGCTCTCTTCTTCTTAACTACTACGGCATTTACAATATCACCATATCCAGCTTTAACTTCTTTGTACTGAGCATCAGATAGGAATGTTTCAAACTTTCCATCAACCTTATTCCATACAAAGCCACCAAGCCTTACGCTATCTAAATCACTTTTCATATCCAATATAACTTTCATCTCATACTCCTTTGTTTCTTACAAGTTTCCTAAGTGCTGAGCTTCTCTTTGACTCAGCTTTAGGTTTCCTAATCTTATTTCCGCTCCTACCAGCAGGCTTGCTTGTTCTCTTAAGCCTTGTTCTCATAGGAATGTCTCGTCAATATCACCACTTTCAGGATCTTCAGAGAAGTCTTCTTCAATATGCCCAACATCTCCCCATCTTTCCCTATGTCTCTTAGACATATAAAATTGTAATGCTCTAATATCCTTACTAGCCATAGTACGTAAGCAGTCAACAGCTCTAGCTTCGGACTCTGCTTTAGCTTCTTCAATCTTGTTTAGAAAATAAGTGTAGATAGGTTTGCAACCAGGTTTACGAGCTTCTCTAAGCCACAAGTAGAATAATTGTCCATCTACGCCATTAAGCCTGCATGCGACGGCAACGAAATTGCCCTCTTCGATACATTTAGCAATTTTATTAGCTTTTTGTTTTGTTAGCGTTAGCTTCTTTGCCATTGATCACCTTCCGTTATTTAATATTTAAAATACTAGCGGAGCCATGCTCTTTTAGCAGCTCTGCCACCAGATAGTGGATATAAGAAGTGAACAGGATATTTAAAAGCATCCATACTGTGATTAAGTTTCTTGCTTGACTCACTATTCATATTCTCATGCGTCACTCTAATAAAACCCTGTATTAAGTTTTCGCATCTAGGGTGAATAATAATAGAGTTGTCAGCAAACTTTGCGTTAACAGCATTTTGACAATCTCTTATAGATAGGGTTTTCCTATTTGAGAATACACTATATTTGTGTTGGTTGGATGACAGAATGCTGTGATCAGACTCACCCATTGCCCCTGACGTCTTCCTAGCACTACCAGCTGGATCAGGGTAGCATTTTATCCATTGAGACGCTTGCTGAGGATTGTATTTAGCTATCTTCTCTCTTAATACACTAGCCATATAGTCCGTATTGCTATTTGCCAACTCAACTTGCTCAACAACAAATACTTTATTGGCTTCGACATAAAATATAACAGCTGCCATAGGGTTGACGTTAAAATCCATACCAACTCTAAGCTCTGTACCAGCAGGAACATCGAATTCTCCTACATGTAGCTCTTTATCGAACGCATAATATATTTGACCGGTGCTTAAGTTGACAAACTTACCTTCTAAGAAAGCTTCTTTCATCTTTTCGTCATATCCAGCTGTTAAGTTTTCTATCATTTCCTTTGGTAGGGCTTTATTGGCATATGACGGAGCATTAATAACTTCAAGGTCATATTTGTCCTTATCTTTACCTTCAGCAATGTCATATCCCCAATTTAGTTCTTCAGGAGTACCAAACATACTTATTTCAAGTTTCTTTGCTCTAGGATGACGAACACGAGCCATCATTTGTTGAAACACTGCTATATCTTGAACAAAAGGCTCATCTATCAGAGCAGCAGCCAAGTTTGGCCCTTTTAGGGAGTCAGGATTGTCTCCACTCCTCACCCAGATGTTTCCAATAAGCCCTTTATACTTAATTATGAATTCTAGTCCTTGTACTCTATACTCATAGTCAATACCACGTCCATCAAGAAGCTCTTTAATCGTAATAACAACTGTATCCTTGGCCATCCTATAAGAAGGGCTAACAACCATTATTGGACATGGTGAATTATGTAAGGCTAGGCTAATAGCCCTCTTCGCACACGTCATTGTTTTACCGGCACCATACCCACCAACTAGAAGTTTATAAAAGCACTCACTCTCAAAAACTCTACGTTGGTGATCGAACATACCACCCTTAACAACAACATCTTTTTGAAGCTCGTCACTCCATTCGATGACAGGCTCTTCCATTCTCCAAAAACTCTTCTTATCTGACACGTCTTCTCCGTTTCTATTTCTTAAACTTATTTTTACCAAATATTCTAACTGCTAAATACATTAATTCTCTTTTAACTTTCACAACACCTAATATCTTCATAGCTTCTAAAAACATCTTATCACAACTCTTCCTATCATATTTTCCAGAAGAATATAGGTAGTCGTGCATTATAGCTGCCTTTGTATACAGCCCAATACTTGGAATAATGCTCCACAATATCTTAGGGCTGCTAGCTACATCTGTGCAAAACCCATCAGGAACACTTATAATTTCCCTATCACCAAACATATCAGTGTAATATGAAAACCCATCAATAACAGTGAACGAATACTCTCCACTCACCATTAATATTGCTGGATCTTTAAAACTGCTCATTTCTTAAAGAACAGTCTAACTTTATTTCTTAATGCTCTTAGTTTATTAGCATATATGGTTTTCCTATTCCACAACATCCTAAACTTAGATCTAATAAAGCTCTCTTCATGCAGCAATACACCACCTGCCAAGATTATTAAACATATTGTCTGTATTAATTCTAACATACTCTCTCCTTATACCTGCTCGAAGAAGAATTCGAATCCAGCCTGCGCTATTGGTCCCTTACCTCTTGTATCAATCCATGAAAGCCTAAACTCACCACCAGCTGGTATTGCAATAGGGAAGTCAAACTTTAATAATGTAGTACCTTTTCCGATTTCTGCTTCCTTATAGTTATAAAACATAGGTATTAGTGCTTTAGTCATAGGATGAACTGTGGCATCAGCGCTAACTAAAAGTCCTCTCTGAGTACTACTAACAATAATCTCAGTAACAAGTGCTTTAAAACCTACAGGAACTTTAAAATATGCTGTAGCACTTCTTGTGCCAGCTAAATCAATTTGCTGTACTACAGCAGCCCCCATAGTTGCTGTAATAGCACCAGCGGCTCCTGTATGTAAAGGCCCTTCTTCAATAGCAATCATGAAGTTGAGTGTCTCATAAAAATATCTACTCAATACTGGCGTTATACCATTCATTACTATTGTCTCACCAATACTATTGCCAGCAGCATCAAGGCCGCTAAGTTCTATGGTTCTCACACCAGATCCAGGAAGAATAAGTGGAGTAACTGTCATTGCTTGTAAATTAATTACAGGAAGAATAAGAGGCGTTGTTAATGTTAATACACCTGTACTTGGAGTTGGTGTTCCAATAGGGCTACCAACTGGCAATACATCAGGAACATATGTTAATACAGTGTAAATATTAATATCACCAGCAAATGTAATAGTATCACCAGCTGCTATCAATCCAGCACCGTCAACTGCCAACACTGTAGTACCAGCCGCATAACCAGCTGCATTATTTACAAAATATCCTGTAGGACCACCAATATCTAACGCACTTAAACTCACAACACTAACTTGAACACCTGTCTGTACTGCTGGTGGAATAGGAGCTGGAGCATTTGGGTATGCTGATAATGGAAGGTTTGTTGCCAATGTTTTAATAGCAGGGATAGTTAAAGACTTAGCGTTATAGTTTCCTGCCAAGTGCCCTGGAACATTACCAGCACCAATCTCTGTGAAATAATCATTACTAACTACACGCTGCTTACCTGTAATGTGCTTAGCCTCTATAATTGTTCCATCTGTGTTTGTATGCAATAGGTGGCGTCCGTCTGCCTCTTGTCTAACAACCTGTACTGCTGGGAAGTTATCAACACTAACTGTCTGAACACCAGCAACATGCGCTATCGTTACAGGGTTGCCAAGGCCATCGTCCAACTCAATTATATTAGAAGTCCCAGCGCTCTGGTTAATAACCTCAACCTTCATCGCACCAGGATCTGTTATGCTACGAGAAATAGTAATAGGATTGCCTGCGCCGTCATCAAAGGATATAAGTGTTTGACCACTAACTTGAGCAGCATTGCTTAAAACAACCTGAAGAGGCGTAGCTGAGTCAACCTCATTATATGTGCCTGTTAATACATCTCTCACCACCATAACATTTGGCAGTGGATTGGTTTTTGATACTGGGCGGTCGTTTACTCTAGCCATTATTGTTTCCTCTTCTGTTTAGTCTTTAAAATACTAAAGCTGCCGCAGCTGAAGCAGAGCTGTTTTTTCAGAATAAAAAAAATATAGAGGTAGAAAATATTATAATTATATTATTTGAGTTTCTCTAATACTAGTTGGTGAGCATACATGATTGCTTGTTTAAGAGCGTCTGTATTACTCTTATAACATTTGTTTTTAGTGAAGTAAGCCTTCTGTGTATCCTCTACTATTTTGAAAACAACTTCATCGGCAACACTTTCCCCACCCATAAAGTCCTTTAATATCAAGTACTTATCGTTTTTTAGCGGTTTGATATCTCTTGATAGATTTGATTTATTGAATGGTGCTATGTTCTCTTTAGTACTAATGTATGCTGAATTCATGTTTTTAAATTACTCAAAAAAAATTAGAGGGCCGTTATTTTTTTACAAAAATTGGTTGCAGCGTTAAAAGAGGCAAAGCGTGTCTGTTCCCCCTACCCCCTTCATCATCGCACCATCATCCCCCTACCTTCATCACCGGCCGCCCTACATTATCGTATAGGCGTACCATATTCAATAGCGTCAGTGCAATAGGGAGGGGCCCTTGATAGGGCCCCATTATTATTATAATTATATTTATATGTAATCAAGTAGCGCCGGCTGCCTCAGTCCGATATATCTCAGGTGATCCGATAGATAGGCCTTGATATCCTTGAGATAGCGGCGACGTATCTGGATATCATCATCAATATATAATATCCAGCCGCCGGCCGGCGTAATCATATTACCGTCGTATTTATGACAATAGGCCGAGACGTCGCCTATGTTATTCGTATATTTATAGCCGTCCAGCGTCGGCTCCCACCTATTTAATTTTTTACGCATATCCTCAATAGTCCGGCGCGTATTAATAGTTGCAAATATATTGTGCAGTTGATCCAGTCCGGCCTCAGTACGCGCCGCGTCGCGACGCGCTAATATTTTGCAGAATTCTGGACGTCCGTCGCGGCCCTTCATATTCTCAATTGATCGCAATAGATCTATATTTAAATTATTCATCATAGGCCTCCCATTGCTTAAAATTATAATCGTCTATTATAGAATTTAATACCTTTACGTCACTAGATAAGCTATATGACTGCATCTTAAGTTGATATCTGCCCCTCACTTTATTGAGGCCGGTAATTTTTTGGATCTTCTTTATTGCCTTACTTATTCCCATTTGCAATATATTAATATTCAATACATTTGCAATGTCATGGGGCGATATACTATATTGAGGGTTGCCGTACCCATCCGTATTTATTTGCGTAAAATCATCCGCCGATATATTTCCATACATACTATTTAAATTATTCATCTTATTGCCTCCTATGGCTATTTTATTTATTCTATTCAAGGGCGGCGCCTTGATCGCTTATTATATTATATAGGCGCGGCGGCCTATTTATTTAATTTTATTTTGCATCTCAATATAATACGCGCGCCTATCGATCAAGGCCGATAGCTTTAATTTATAATCGCGGTATATTAAGCTATCAACGCCCCAAAAGCCTTCTATATTTTTCATATCCTCAAGCGCGTTGAATTTTTTTTCTAATATTTTCATTTTTTCTTTTATATTCATTTTATTGCCTCCTATAGCTATCCTTCTATATTATTATATAGGCGCGTACGCCGATTTATTTAATTTTATTTTTTTCTCAATTCTGCAGTATATTCATGTGTTGACATTAATTTAGATATCTTTTGCATTAAGTTACTAATATTATCTAATAATATTAAGTGGCATCTATCGCATTCTATTCTATTAGATTTATTTTTAATAGAATTAATTTTTTTATCTATTTCAATTTTTTCTATTTTAAGCTGAACAATTTCTATTTTGTTACTAATATTCATACTGCAGCCCCTATAATTAGCGCCATCACGCCGGTAAATCCGCTAGCTATTAATACTAAGTATGTTGATATATTTTCATTCATTTTATGGCCTCCTATTGCCGTTATATTATTATATATAGGCATGTATACCTATTTAATTAATTTTTTCTTTTATAAGAGGTAAGGCGATCGGTAAGCCGATAGAGATCGTTGATCGGTTTGCCTCTTATGTAGATATATACTTCATGGGGTAGAACTTTTTGGGGCTATTTTGTAAATTAATTTAAGGGATACCGAAAATAGTGGCGCAAGTACTTGAAATCGTTGAAGAAATTAAATTAAAATAAATATAAATAAAATAGGGATAAGGATAGAATACGCCGGATAGTTGTATATGGGGGATAGATAGCAATATAGGCTATTATTTAGGAGGCGCGATATGGGGGGGCAATAGATAGAATTGCCGGCGCTAATATTTTAAATATTTTAACCTATTACTATATTTGCAGCCCTATTTTAATTAATGGCGGCGCCGGCTATGTATTTATATATAGCCTATTGAGATAGATTTGCAGCCGGCTAATATCGGCCGCTATTGAGTAAATTGCACCCAAATGAAAAAAGGGGGCAAAAATTACCCCTATAGGGGGAATAATTACACTATGCTTATTTTTTAGGCAATTAGTGAAAATGTGCCTATTTTTTAATCAGGCTAGTAATTTCTGACGTGCTCTGGAATTCTCTAGAGTAGGGGCTATAAAATTCTATAGATAGTCAAAAAGCTCTCGTGCCCCTAAATTCTCTCGTGCCGTAAAAACCTCTCGAGCCGATAATTTTTAACATTAAGAAAAGCTATCGACCGGATAAAATGTTTGTCTCTTTTGACGTCATCCGATAGCTAACAACCCCTAACATTGAAATATCCTTATATATCAACAACTTACAGCGAAATGTTAGGTGTGTTAGGTGTTAGGTGTCTATTCCCAAAGACTTATATATAGAGAATTGTGGTGTTTTAGGCCTTATATGCCCCTTTTAGTCCATTATTATATATTTTAAACTTTCTAGAAAAGTAAGAAAGAGAGGAACATTTACTCTTTAAAACGTCTCTATCCCTTTAGTATCAACGCCTCACAGTGTTAGGTGTCTCTTTTTTTAACCCCTAACAAAGCCTAACAACGTCTAACATTGTCATCAAAATATCGCTACAGCCCTTTAGTATCAACGCCTCACAGTGTTATGGGTCGTTTTTGGAAATTATTTACTTTCATACTAAATTCACTAAATGCACTTAAAATATGTAAATATATTAAATTATTTTAATGTTCCCTTCATGAAACTATTACGAAACTATTCTCAAAACTATTACGAAACTAACTGATAACATAATTATAATATTTTTGAAACTAACTCCCTTATATTATCTTCAAACTCTCATACTAACTTAATTATATTTTTTTCTCTTCTCTCCTCTCTTAAGCTCTACAGCTGAGCTACAAGCTTGGGCAACAGTAGTATTGCTAAAGCTAAAAGGCCAACGTGGGTATTTTAGTATGTAGAAACGGAGAACTAAAGATATGGTGTATATGGGAAGTAAGAGACGCTTGGCGAAAGATATTTTGCCGATAATACTAAAAGGACGTAAAGACGGACAGGCGTATGTTGAGCCGTTTTGTGGTGGTTGTAATTTAATAGACAAAGTAGATGGGATAAGATATGCGAACGATAGTAATCAATATTTAATAGCATTATTAGAATATGTTGCGGAAGGCCATATATTGGACGCTAAGCCGTTTAAGTGGCGTAGGATGGTAAATGATAGCTACAGAGCAGGTGAGAGCGTCTATGAGGATTGGGAGTATGGGTATGCCGGATTTATTGGTAGTTTTAGTGGGCGCTGGAATATGGGTATGTTGCCGGACGATTATAGGGGTAGGAACTTCACTAAAGAACATTGTAGTAATATAAATAAACAAGCACCGCAGTTGAAAAACATTGTATTCTCAAGCGGTAGTTATGATGAAATTAGAATTCCGGAGAATAGCATAATATATTGCGATGCTCCATACAAAGATACAGGTAAGTATAAAGACGCCATTGATTATGAAAAATATTATAATTGGCTTAGAGCGATGAAGAAAGCCGGACACACTATATTTGTAAGTGAATATAATATGCCTAGTGATTTTAAAATAATATATGAGAAAGAGATAATTAGTAGTATGAGACAAGATATTGTAGGGAAAGCCACAGAGAAGTTGTTTACGTTATAAAAAGTAGCCATAGTGTAGTATATTATTGTATGGAAGATTTAATAGAACAGCGAACAAAGCTAATGGCAGAGCTGAAAGATGTTAACGCAAAGCTGAAAAGCATGAAGATAAGGAAGGCAGCAGCGCTTAAGAGACAGCAGAGGGTTGATGATATTATAGATCTTAGGAAGAAATACACTAAGATACCATTGTCACTATATGAAGCATTTGAACAGTTAAATGATTTTGTTATTACAAAAAACGATAAAATTGTAAATATAAAGAGTATTAGTTTTACTGAACATGCTGGGTATATTAGAGAACAAGTAGATGCTATGCTTGGTATTGAAGCCGATAAGATGACAGGTAGGTATTCTCTCTCACTTGAACAATTTAATAGGAAGATTGGTATTATTGGTAAATATCTTATATCGATGGGTAAACAAGATGGAGAGAGGCAGTTTGTTATTAGGGTTAATTATGATATTGCCTTTGCTTATCAAGATGATCTACTTTCTGGAATTCTAAACTACTATCAACGCCCCTCTATAATATATTACTATCATAACAATGGTGGTAATTATCATACAGTTGGTTTTGATAATTTTCAAGTATGGAATAAAAAGTAGCCACAGTGTTGTATATGTTATTATGGAGGAACAAGATGACAAATAGAAAAGATAAAATAAACGCACTTAACATTGTTATTGAAATGTTAGTAGAGGAGACGATAAGGACTCCCAGGGGTGATTGTGGTTTTACTACACAAGACTTATTAATGTGTAAGATGAGATTGTTAAACGAGGAGAATTCATAATGGAAGCATTATGGGGTATTATTTCAATTTTAGCAGTATATTTAGCTTATATAATATATGACTTCCCAAACGATATTAGAAGGATTGAGGAAGAGGTACAAGAAGCTAAATATAAATATTATAAAGAGAGAGGACTTAAGAAATGAACTATTTTAAAATAGATACAAAACACACAGCTGACTGCTTACATTTGGTTGAAGCAGCTTTAGGGTCGCATGAAATACCAGCACACGTAATACATTTTATACGTAATGAAGATAGCAAAAGTATTGTGATAGCGTATGAGGGAGAGAATAGGACTTATGCTACAACACTAGTTGTATTATTTTTAATGCAATATGAAAATTGTAAAGCAAGAGGACAACTTAGATTTTGGGCTGAAGACGAGCTTTCTCTGCCGCAGTAATTTTCTTATGGCAGGGTTTACATACTACTCTCAATTTGTCTTTTGACACGAAGAGCCGGCGTGTGAACCCTTCTATGTCTCCCCAGTCCTTTAATGTTCCAGCAGGGACGATATGGTCAACCTCTACCTCTTTTTGCTTGAAATATGCCTCACACTTAGCACACTTATAGTTAAAGCGCGTACGGCCTTGATTTTGGACGTCTATGCGAGAATCCTTGAGGGCCTCGAACTTTGGTGGCCACCGCATCCACTTTTGCCTTAGGCCACTTCTTAAGAAGCTCCAGAACTTGGCGGTGGACCAGGTAGGATATTGTTCGCATGGGGGAGTTCGTTTTGCCATGCTTAGAAAATACCTCTTTTACGATTGTTTCTCTCATACTATGATTATCGCTTGACAAACGCTTAACATTAGTGTATAATAGTATTATGGAACAGTTATTGATAAAGATGAATATTGAAAGGCTTACAGCTGAAGTGTTAGACTTGATTGTTGAGCGTGAGGTTGGCAAGATACATATGAACTGGATAGACAAACGTATTAATAAATTAAATAATACGATAGATAGTCTAAAAGGTAGACAGTATGAAGTATATAAGAATAAGGAGAATTGAAATGGATTATCAAATTACATATAATATTTTAGCTATGGTTGGACTCATAATAATATACATAGCTTATTGGAAAGAAGAAAAGAAAAACAAATATTACTTAGCTATGGCTGAAGCTGCTACAGAGCTTTACATAGCTGAAAAGATTAAAAACGGAGGAAGAAATGAATAATAAAATAAATATAGCAGGTCATCTGGAAAGTCTTAATGATAAAAAAGAATTGGCTTTAGAGGAGTTGTTGAAAGGAGACATTAGTTTTCAGAGTGTTAAGAACTTTAATGATGTAGTTTCTGAATATAACAAAGGGCTTGAGAATATTAGAAAAGTAAGTAGTAGAAACATGAGTAAGTTTTATAACGCATAAAATTCACAACAGTGTAGTATATAAAAAATAAGGAGGGTCAAATGACCAAGACAGTAGTAAAAACAAAGAGTAAGACAGTAGTAAAGAAAGCGCCAGCTAAAACAAAGACAGCTAGATTGGTGTTTCATATAAGTAGCACAGTAGATAAAGGTTTTGTATTTAATCATCAGGGTGATGTATTCCCTGAAGGGTTTAATTTAGAATATATGCTTAACCAAGAAGAGGTTGTTTTAAATATTAATTTATTTATAAATAATATTGATAGATTTACTGACATATTGAAAAATAGTGAAACAGTTTTTCACTTCTATGACGCTGAAGGTGTTGATGTTGGTGAATTTAAAAGTGTGAGTGAAATCGTATGAATAACGTAGAGCTTTTAGAAGAGCTCGTTGAAGGGGAGGGGCTGAACAAGCTCCTCTCTTTAGCAACATTGGGCGACGGTGTTGGTGGTGAGCTTTTTGAAACATTTATTTATAACAAGATTAAAAACAAAGCATTGGTCCAGCATATTGGTATTGCTAAAAGCAAGGCTGACCTGGTTATTGACCACGTTGGCTATAGTTGTAAGATTAAAGGAAAGAAGGCGTCACAGACAAAGATCCACCACGGTGGTGGTTTGAAGCAAGAATTCAACAGCTTGAAGACAAATAAAGATAGGGAAATATGGCTGAATACAAAGATTGCTGATATTCCGTTTTTATTTTTGATTGGCGGAGATAGCCCTTTTGTTTGCGTTTCATCTCTATCTGATACAATAAACAGCTTAAATAAAGGTTGGAAGAAAAAGAAGAACGAAAATAGTATTACTTATAAGAACGGTGATAAAAGTATTAATATTAGTAATGAATATATTTTAGTAAATAAAGCGTGTTTCAAGACAGTTGATAAAATTAGTTTTGAAAGGAAAGATTTTGACGCATATAGGCTTTTAGGAGAAATGTTGAAATGAGAATGACGAAAGCTGAAATACATGAAGTTTATTTAAAAGATTGTGCGTTGGTTAAGAAATACGCTGATGATAAGAAGAAGCTGCTTGAGGAGATGGTTGTTTTGCACTATAATCTGCCAGAGATTGTTATTACGGCTAAGAGCAAGCAATTTAAAAACACAGAGGTATATCAAGATTTATATCAAGCAGGGCTTGAGGGTATGTGTAAAGCTATGAAGACGTTTGACACTTCTAGAGGTACGCCATTCTTTTTTCACGCTAAGTTTTGGGTGTTTAAACACGTCACAGACGAGTTGACGAAGATGAACCTTATCTTAGATAAGAGCGGCGGTGTGAGAGCTTACAGCGTAGATAACTTAGAAGAACATTGTGAAAGTATGGATCTAGACGAATATTTTAGTGAAATAGTTGATGAAGATAGAAATATAGAAATAAGTAATGATAGGATTGCTGAATTCATAAAAGATAACGCTACAGAGATAAAAATAGTAGCTATGAATATAGTTGACGGAATTCCTATGAGTGTTATTAGTAAGAATGAAGGAATTGGCATGGCTAAAGTGAGAGGAGCCATTAAAGGAAAGTATAACAAAGATGGCATATTAGTGAGAGAAAGTTTCATTGATATTTTCACAAAGTTTATAGTTGAGGAAACAAATTGTGAAAGTTTTGCTGATTTTAAAGAAAAATACATTAAATACGTCTAAAAGTTAACCACTATATAGTATATCTAATTATGAGGTTGACGGCCTAACGTTTCTTAACGGCTTACCAGGCCCCCCAACCTCATAAAATTAATATTAAACAAATTATAGGTGGTGCCTATATATAATAACATAGCTATAGGAGGCTAAAAATGAGTGAAGTGAAACCATATTTTAAAGAAGAAGAAAAAATTACAAAACAAATAACTAAGAGAGATAGTAGTAATAGAAGTTGTAACCCAAGGAAAGATAGAGAGGAAGCGCCTAATATCGTACTAGACGATCTTAAGGCTATCATGGAGAGCCTTAGCCCTAAGAAGCAGGCTGAACTACTGTCTTATTATAATAACCCTGCTAAAGGTGGCAAACCAGTGAGAAAGTCCCATGACTTATTATTCCTAGAGAGTATATCTAAGGAAGATAGCATAAGGATCAAATATGGAAGTGATTTTTATGAGTGGAGAGAAAACCATTGGCATAGAGTGAGTACTTCTTTTATAGAGAAGATGGCACACAAGTTTTTGGGTGATGAGAGCTCCACGTCTAAACTTACAAGTTGCGGTAGCATGGTAGCTAGTCAAGCCACCTCATTGAAGAAGACAGCTAATAGAGATGACGTTATTATTCCACTAAAGAATAAATATGTTACTATAACAGACGATGGAAAGCTTAAAGAAATACCTATTGATAAGGATTATAACTTTTGCTACTATATTAATGCTGATTATGACAATATGAGCAGAGGTCCATTGTTCGATCACTTCTTAAGAACCTCAATACCTGATCAGGGTATCCAGGATTTACTACAAGAATATGTAGGTTATTCATTAATACAGAATATCAACAAGGGTAAGATGTTATTCTTAACAGGTGGTGGTGGAGACGGTAAGAGTGTTTTTATTGATTTAGTTACAGCTTTACACTTCCGTACTGTAGCGGTTGAGCCTGATAATTTAGATGGGTTTCAACTTAACAGAATACTTGACGCTACACTATGCACTGCTGCTGAAACAGATAAAAAGATTATGGAACAAGCACTTAAGAAACTAGTTACTGGTGATTTGATTAATGTCCAACGTAAATATAAGGATGATATTCCTTTTAGAAATCAAAGTAGATTTATTTTTTCATGTAATGAACTTCCTCATATTATGGACTCGTCGGCCGGTTTTTGGAGAAGAATGTTTATAGTACCGTTCGATAATCCACCTAAAGAAGAAGATAAGATTGATGATTTGGCTGAACAGATTAAAGCTAATGAATTGGATTATGTTTTAACATGGGCTATAAATGGTTTGATGAGACTTAAAGCTAACAATTGGGTATTTACAGAAAGCAAAGCTATTGTTGAAAAGACAAGAAATTACCAAGTTGAAACAAATAGTTGCCTATCATATCTTAGTCAGTTTAAGATTATGGAGACCCCAGAATGTGAAACAAAGACTACAGATATGTTCGATGACTACAAGTTCTTTTGCGCTGAGAATAATCTTAGGCCTTTTAGTAATAAGAAGTTTGCTCTTACATTACAAACAGAAGTAAAAGCTACAGGTATAAGCATGAAGAAGATTGCTAAGAGATGTGATATTGAAGTAAATGGTGTAATTAAGAATGCTCCAAGACCACACGTCAACATAGATTTAGTTTATAAAGGTGAAGTGACAGATTATATTCGCCACCGTAAAGTATGTTTAAAACAACTAAGCCCTAGTGATGAAGAGGTTAAGTTTTGAAAAGTAGACAGCATGAAGTATATAATAAAACAGGAGAGAGCGAAATGAAAACAAAATTAAAAACATATGAAGAAGACGAAAGGAGGGCTATTGTTTTGGAGCGAGCATACAGAAAAGTTTTGCTAAAAAATATGAAGCATATGCCTCATGATGAAGCCGACGATATTGCTAAAAAGCAAACAAGACTTCTAGAAATGAGCATGACTAATAAAGATCTTTATGTGGAAGTTGAAAAAACACTAGTTGATGTATTACACTATTGTGAAAGCGACAGTTATACTTTTGGAGATGATGTCCATGTTGAGTTGTCAAAAGACGGAGAGAATAAGTTATTGGTTGACAATATGGATTTCTTCATAGAGGTATTTGAACTTAGTACTAGACTTGTTAAAAAAGAAGTAGAGGGAACTAAAATAGTATTCAAGCTAGTATAGTACTTTATAGTGTAGAAATGTATAAAAGAGAGAATAATTATGAGCAAAGTATACGTAATACACGACACAGGTCATTTTGATCTAACAGAAGCAGCTAAATATGGCAAACTGACGCCGATATTCACTAATAGCGTCAGTTTGCTAGATAGCGAAAGCATAATGAATATTATTTATGACAAACTTATTGATATGACAGATGATGATTACATATTATGTATTGGAAGCCCCATATTAATAATGCTAGTAGGTATTGTTGCTAGTGAGATGGATATAGATTGTGTTAATTTTTTAACATGGGATAAAAAATATTCAACATATGTTGAATTAAATATGAAAATATAGTCTATTTAGTCGACACTATGTAGTATATCTAATAAGAGGAGTTGATATGCATGAATATGAAGATAGAGACATGAAACATATTGAAGCACAGGGTAAGATAATTATTACGATCTATAGATTTTATAGAATGAAGTTTTACAAATGGAGAAACAAATGATAAAAACAGGTATTATAGAAGCAACTAAGGTTAACCAAGTAAATACTAGAAACGGAAAGAAAGATAGTTTTAACGTATTGCTTGATGGTGAGTGGTTTAATAGCTTTAATAACTATAGCGTTGAAAAAGGTGATAGTGTTGAGATAGAATATACGGAGAATGGTAGGTATAAGAATATCACAAATATCACCAAATCAGATGTAGCTAAATATGAAGTTATGTCAAAAGAAGGCGAAGGCGTTGTTATAACCGGTATAGTTCGTCAGAATTGCTTAGGGCACGCTACAAAGGTAGTTTTAAATAGTAATATGGAAAACGTAAGTTGCGAAGAAGTAGCAGATAAGATTATTGATATTGCTATTATACTAGAAAATTACGTAAACAGTTAAGGTCCGCAGCCTCCTAGAAACAAAAACAATTGCGGATCCTATAGAAAGAGCCTTCACGGCTCTTTTTTTAGTTTAATTTTTTTTAGTTTAATTTTTATTTTTTTGGATTTTTAGAAAAAGCTCTCGTGCCCCTAAAATTACAGATAGATAAAAAGCTCTCGTGCCCCTAAAATTGTACGATTTCTTCTTCTGTTGATAAGTTTTTAGTACTTTATACATAAAGAGGAATATATAATGGATAAAATTAAAAAGCTAATCCCATTCTTAAAGGGAGCTATGAAAAGTAAGACAATACATACTAATGCAGTTATATTAATTTCTGCTATTTTTGGTGTTTATTTCTTCCCTGAACTTGTACCATTTCTTAATAACATAGCTTTAGCTTTAACAGCTGGAGTAAATATCTATCTTCGTACTATTACAGTTAATAGCTTAGTTGAGAAGAGTAGGAGTAAAGAAGATGAGTTCCTTAAAGACGCTTCTTAAAAAGAGCTGGCTTATATTAGTTGGCGTAGCTATATTTGTAGCTTATGTCTTCTTTAATAGGCGCCATCCAAGTATTGGTATGGACGCCTCCGATATTGTTAAAACAGAAAGACTAGAAAAGACTGCTGTAGCTGAAGAGAGTTTAGCTGAAGCTACTACGTTAGAAACTGAAGCTGGCGTTATAGCGTCTGAAACTATAGTAGAAACTAATATATCCGAGTCTGATAGTGATTTCTTAAAAAGGATGAATAGAGATGCAGAGTGAGGTTCATCAATACAGACTTGACAAGCTTGAAGAAGACCTCAAGACAGCAACCAGCAATATATCAGAGATAAATAAAAACTTAACATCTATTAGTTTTTCTATTGAAAAAATAGCAAATACACTAGTTAAGATTGAGAAGGTTGAAACAGATAACACTCACTTACACGATAAAGTTGAGGCCATAGAAAATAGTATATCTGAGATTAAACAGAGACAGGCTTTATTCATGGGTGGTGTATTAGTTATGAGTTTTGTGATAGGTATTGTTGTTAAACTTTTTGGTTAAATAATACCGACTAGAGCTAATATAGAAATCAATGACATACCTTTTTGAAATGCATCATTTATCATATTCTTAGTCTCTTCTTTCTCAAGCTCTCTTAAAGCTTTTTGAGCTATACGAACATTAATTTTATTTTCTATCTCAAGTAGTTCTATAACACTTATAAGATTGCGAATTCCCTCATTCTTAGCTTCCATCGTGTCTCTTAGTTTAATAGCTAATTTTCGGAAGTGGCGTCTATCCTGGTCCATTTTATCTATTTCAGTTTTATCAAGGCTCTTAAGCTTATAAAGCTCCCTAATTTTAATATGCTTAGTAGGCTTCTTGTATTTCTCAAGGCTTATTGTAGCCTGGGCCTTACCTAGGCCCTCAGCCATACCTGAAAAGCTACCAGGCTGCTTTACACAGCCTGTAGTGAGTAGTATGAGTAATAATAGCTTAACCAATTTTAACACCATGTATTGATAATAGTGTTTCTGATCCTGCTGATAATATGGATGACTTACCCATTCCTTGAGCATGAGCAAATTGAGATACCTGTTGTATACCAAACTCAATAACAGCCCCACCAAATCCAGGAATGATTATTGCATCATATGATAATGTATTTCCACCAGTGCCAACATCTGAAGTAACACTATATGTGTCGCCATATATAGCTGGTCCTGTAGTACCAACTGAATATGTACCTATTTGAGTAAGTCCTGTCCCAAATACTGCGCACTTGACATTTATTTTCCATATTCCTGCTGGAACAGATATTATGTTGCCATTTATTATTGGCAGAGAACCATATGTATCGCCCAAGTTTAATATTCCTGAGAAATCATTTATTGGCCTTATTGATGTAGCAGGAGCTACTACTGAGGCCCCACCATTATTTCCACCTGAATGGTATGATGCGTGAAAGAATGGTAATGAAGCCGAAACAGTTCCAGCAGAAGGAGTTATCCAACTTCTAACACCAGCTATAGTACTAGATAATACCTGTCCATCAACTGTAGGATTACCAGCAGAAGGCTCCTTGGCGTCTAAGGCTGCTTGTAGGTCAGTTTGGTTGGCAAGTGTACCTGTAATGCTCCCCCATGCGTTAGATACTGCCGCAGGTAGTGTTATCCAAGATCTTACACCAGCTATCGTACTTGACAATACATCACCATCAGTAGTTGGATTATTTAAAGCGTCTTCTTTAGCTGTTAATGCCGCTACAAGATCAGTTTGACTTGTTAACGTACCTGTAATGGAGCCCCAAGCTGCGGATCCCCCACTTGTTGGTGGTGCTATCCAAGACCTAACTCCTGCTATCGTACTTGATAATACAAATCCGTCAGTAGTAGGATTTGCCAGGCTATCTTCCTTTAAAGCTAAGTCTGTTATATTAGCTTTTAAATTGAATTCTGCTTGTAAATCAGTTTGGTTTGCTAATATGCCTGTAATGTTTCCCCATGGGGTAGCTCCAATAAGTGTTGACCTATAGCTCGTGAATATTGTACCATCGTAAAATAAGAAATCATTTGACACGTTTGAGTAGAATACTAGTCCTGAGAAAGGAGTAGTGAACGTCCATATGTTATTTATGAAATAAGCTACCATACCATCCTTACCAAGCCATACTCCAGTAGCTCCTGTTCCTACAGTATGTATATCACCCTCAAGTGGCGTTGTTGGTGGCGTAACTGTATCTTCGCCAACCAATGGGTTTTTCATTAATGCGTCAAGGAACGCCAAACCCTCATTATGTGTAACTTCTTTTTGAGCCTGACCAACAATGATCTCTGGTATTAAGAATTTATTTGTAGCCATTTTTTATATCTCCGTTTCTATAAGTAAAATACTTATATAATGTATGTAGCTTTAGCGCCGCGGCCTATTACATTGCTCATTTGATATATATCAATTGTTGACCCAGCTGGTAATATATGTCCGAAATCATTTATTTGATCAGCAGCAGTATATGTTATTGAATTGACATATACGGTTTTTGTAACTACAGTTGTTCTAGTTAATGAGGCTCCAGTAGCAGGAACAGGTGCTGGCGTTGAGTCTGTGAATACAACCTCATACTGCTCTATTAACTCTCCAACTCCAACATCTACAAGGTCAACCCACTCCTGACCAAATCTTGTTCTTCTCGTCCACTTTAGATTTATATCATTACTTACAATAGTTGATTTAATATGAACAACTGATAATGGTTGAATATTTACACCGGTATATGAATAAACTTTATAATCAGCAACGTTTGAGCTAAAAGTATGTGTGAATGCTCTATGTGTTGCTGGTATATTTAGATTTTGCACTGGTACTAGAGTTTTAGATAGAGTTTTATCTATAACTAGCACCCTTGTTCCTACAGGCCACGTATCTACGGCACTCCCTCTTCTGCCTCTTAATACCCTACTAAGCTCCCACGTTGTCTTACCTGTTGTGGTATCAGTTGATAATAATGTGGCGTTTGAATATTGCATAACTTCATTACCTATCAATATTCTATTTGCTCCATTTAAAACATCTATATCAGGTAGTGATGTTAAGTTAAAGAAACCGACTATCTGTATCTTACTTGTATTATCCCATACATTACCTGAAGCTATATTGATAATATTTGTTGTAATACCAACCTGTGGTTCAGCAGATACATCTACTACTGTATTCCATGTTCCATCTGGCATTTGATATTGCTGTGTTCCACCAACCCATGAAGTAGTATTACCACTTACTGTTGATTGATAAAACATATCGTTTGGCCTAGTGTCGTCTAAGGCAACTACATCAATGAAGTTTATTGTAGCTGCTTGGTTTACCGGAACAATTATAGGAGTAGTTGATACTGTAGCAGTACTTGTAAACGCTGATACATCATCATTCAAACACCTAAGAGATATTGTCATATCCATATTGTTGTATATTTCTATTATTCTTACAAAATAAACATTCGTTCCAACTCTTATCTCAAGTCTGTCAGAAGCATCTAGGTATGAATATTTGTTTGATAATGTTAATAGGTGGAAGCTGCGCTCTATGATATCAGTGTAAAGCTTTTTCTCACTAATTTGCTTAGCTTCTGTAGCTGTCATTATTATAGGAAGATTTAATGTTGTTATCTTATTACTATTTGACACTATCTTTTCAGAATATGTTGTAGCCTTTGTAAGCTTAGCGTCATAATCTATAAAATCAACATTTACTCTTTTTGGTAATTCAAGTACTTGAATTCTTTCAGTTTTAACTAAATCACCATTTCCAACAGGCACTATCTCATCCTCAAGTATAAGTTCGTATACATTATTGTTTGATTTATCTACAAACTTCATTCCATTGCTATCGAATGCTTCAATAAAATATCCTTCAAGAAGAGGCATAATTGCTGCTCTACCTGTGCTCTCACTACTAATTGTATAGCCATATAGTGTACTAGCTACATTTACACTAAAGTCGTTTGCTGATATATTACACTTATTGGATATATCAACTATTATATCACCAACAAAAGTTTTATCTGTTATTGGTGGCAATGGACCTCTATTAATATATGTCAAGTCATACATTATTTCTTTTGTATCGACTCTATTTGTTAACATCTTTGTTTCTCTCCAATAAGAGTCATATGTTGGTCCAGTCATGGAGAATATATAGTCAGACACACTAGCACTGAATATTGTGTCTGTTCTAGCATTAACATTATTTGTAAGTATAAACACACTGTCACCCTGAAACTTAAACGAATGAGCGTGTAGGCCAGAAGCATTAAGGTCTACCATAGGTATTGCTGTTGTGTTGCTGGTTACTTTGTATATCCATCTATCATCTAGTAATACATATAGCTCACCATTATATTCAGCTATATCACTTACATATGTAAAAGCATTGCTTGCTGTAAATACTACACTTGATGTTGTTCCAGAAAATGAATAAACATTTCTTCCACCCATACTTACTAGTGTAGTATTTACTCCACCAATATTTGTATTTGAGTTTTTACATAGCCCATTTAGGTATTCATTATTCTTTCCATGTATTCCACCATGTCCAATATCAAATGATATTGGAACATTGCTCCATGTAAGACCATCATCTACTGAAACCATAGCACTATCTCTAAATACATGGAATATATTATTACCATCTTTAAATACATTAGCAAATATATAATTACTATCAATATATGATATATTGTGAACTATGGTAGAATACTGACCGGCAGATGTAATTACATCAAATGTATTCTTACTACCATTACTATTGTATTCTAATTCTACTTCTATTGTATTAGTAGGAGTACTTAATACGACTCCTCTATTGGAACTATAAAAGCTAGGTCCTATTTGATCAACCTGCAATATCTTGTCAGTATTTGAGTTTGTTGTATATTTACCTGATGTATATGTATAAGTGTATGGCGATCCATTGATTGTATTGTTTCCACCATTTCTATCACTAACTACATATTCATTGTTATTTATTGTAAATACAGCCAACTTCCCAGCATAATCGCTTGCCCACTTATTGCTAGGAGCTCCAGCTGATGCTGGGGCTGGAAGTGATGTTATTAATAAGTTTGTGTCAAATGTAATTCCATTAAATCTAGGAGACCATTGTGATGTAGCAGGATCTTTCCAATGTAGGTTTGTGTCTCCACCTATATTTACAGATAGTTCTGCTATCATGCCTGTTAATGTTGATAATACTGATATATCATTTGAAATATCAGTAGTTATAAAATCCTTAGTTGAGTTTATAGAGTATGTTGAGTTTATTCCATTGCTTATAAAAATATATCTATCATCAGATTTTTTAACAATATAATGTGTAGATCCTATTGTTGAGTTAATATAATCATGTATTGTGTAGTTATTGTGGACAGATGTATTTACTTCTACAGATCTAAGTCCAATTGCTACTTTACCACCACTTATAAATATGTGATCATTATTAGTACTTGTAGGTATATTAGTTAGTAAAATCCAGTTAATCATATCTGATGATTTATATATATCACCTGTTGATGCATCCATACATACATAATTTCCTGTAGAAATATCATAATCTATGGCATCTATTAGTATTGGTAGGTTTGTATCGTTTATTACAATATCGCCTGTAATCGTATCATACTCGGCAATTATGGTTATCCTAACTTTTGAATTTGATATACCGTCACTCTTGTATGCATCTATCGATACCAATACTTTGCTATTACCATATGATGTAGAGATCACACTACTTATTTCTACATTATTTGAAATAAGTCTATTTAAATATACTATATCAGTCAATGTAGTTGCGTCTATATTATATATCTCAAGTCTATCACTTAAAACTGATACTACTTTATCCTGTAGAAAATATGAGTCATATCTAATAAGATCTCTATCATTTGGTATTTCATCTGATCCAGATGTAAATGCTCCACCACCTAATGATTGTAAATCTCTAGTTACCTCAACAGATATTTTTGGAACCTTATTCCCATAATCTGTGAGTAACATATCGTCAAATACAATATAGGCAAGCCCTCTATGTGCTGGATAATTACCAACACCCTCAAAAGCTTCAATTACAGGACTAGGTAATTGATTTTCATTACCGTCATATATTGTTATATAACTTGGTAGTGTATCTCCCAGTTTCCATATTTCCACACCATCAGCAGATATATTTTTAACTCTACTTATCTGTCCTTCGCAAATACCAACTGCGAAGCTACCAAAATATTGATATCCTATTGTGGCAGCAGTAGTATTTGAATACCAGTCATTTATCTGTTGTTCTGTCTTACCCAGTGCTTTGAAATCAGTTGTCCCAGGAATTGGATTTCCTGCTGTTGTTTGATTATCTATTATAGTCCAAGTAGTGTATGGAGTATTCCACAGTGTACCTATGTCTTTTATATCAGCTACACCTGATGCTGTGTTATTTAATGCTTCTCTTATTGGAGCCGCCCATAATATATTTGTATCAAGCTTACTTACACCATATACTATTGGTATTACCTTACCATATGTATCGGCTACAACTTCTACTATATCTATCTTACCAACAACTTTCGGTGCTATTGGTGCCTTTATATCTTTTTCTATGCCATATAATGCACTATACCTATGTGTTCCACCTTGTATTATTGGACCTTCATCAAAAACTGTACCAATAGTGTATCCTGCAACAGGTCTATTTACCCAAGTCCACGCATCTGATGTTGAGTCAAAGAATGTTCCTGTGTATGGGTTTTTCCAATACATTACTTTTCCTGGAGGGACTACATATGGTGTTGGGTATGCTGGATATAGTATTGCCATTACACAACCTTCTTGGTGGGTACTAGTGGCTCACCTCTAAAATTAATTACATTTGAAAACTTATTCTTACATGTTGCGAACTCTTTGTTGCACCCTGGTGATATAGTAAATGTATCTCCAATAGCTAAAGCTCCACTTAACTTTGTATAAAATCTTATCTCATTATTAATAAAACTTTTAACTTCTGTTATAGCGCCTGCGTTAGCACCGCTGGTCCATGTTATCAGTCCGAATTCATAATACCCATCAATTGCTACAACATCACTCGTTATAGTGTAATTATCAATTATAGTGGCTAGTGTTCCGTTAGATGTTGCTGTTGTGATATCAAATCTACACTTGCTATCTCCAAGCTCAGCTCTACATGTCTTGATGTATTTGTGAGTTATTGTATTTGTATATTGCTGAGCTACACCTCGTACTTCTGCTGTGAATACAGTTCGGCCATATTTTATATTACCGAAGCTTCCTGTTTTTAACACAATGCTTCCAGCAGCTAAGTTAGTGTAATCGACGCTAAATATTTCAACCTTACTGAAATCATAAATACCTTTTTCAATATCATTTTTAGTTACCGCACTTCCACCTAGAAGAGAGCTAACCTCTAGGTTGTCCACCTTTAAACCAACTGATGAAAGAATAGCTGTCGGAGTCATTCCATTTGCAGGGCTATATGATGTTCCGTTAAATATTATTTCTCTATCATATGTGGTGAAGCCGATGATATTTCCATCAGCATTTGTTATTTTCCAGCAAGTAGCCAAAGTGGATACTTCCTGTGCCATGTGCGTTTTTAAAGTATTAGATAAGTTCTTCATTCTATCTCTAAAATACTTATCTAATCTCTAGTACTGTGATATTACTCCATGTTGAAATTAGTGCGAAATCAAGTGTTATATTCATACTATCATTGCCAAATCTTGCTGGAACATCGAATTCGAAGTCAGCTGTTATGATAGAGTTAAGCACAGGAGCCACAGGGAATGTTATAATACCTGTAGTGATGTCAACAGTAGCCGTACCGTCTAATATGCCGTCTACGTAGACGCTGATGCTTCCTGCTACTGGTTTCTTGATTATCCTATCGTATGTAGCTCCAGTTCCAAACGTATATACTTTCTTCATCTGAAAAGACGCCATTATCCCATCACCAACACCGAGAGCCTCACCTGTTGCTTTATAATCTGTCCAATCCTTATATCTAAAACCAATACCCATACCTTTAACTGTTCTAAAGAAGGCTACTAATTCATTTATTTGCTGTTCTGTTCTTACTGCTTGATTCACTATGTATTCACACCTAGCATCTGTCCAGTTGATATTTCTCTGTTCAAAACCACTGTTTACAGTTGCTATTGTTGTGCTGTATTTAGGCCCACCACTACTACCATAACTGATACTAGTAGGGAACTGCTCTTCTAAGAATGCCATTATTTGTCTCTCCCATCTGATATTGATAAGTCATACGATAATTTTGCTATCATCTGACGTTGATTTACTGCGAAGCTATTCGCATCTGGAGTGTTAATATTCATAACAATGTTATTAACTCTACTGCCTGTATTCTTAGATATATTTCCAGATACTCCAGGTGAAAAAAGCTCTGGACCATTTTCACCAACTAGATACTGTTTACCTCTAGCAACATCTCCTCCAATAGCTCTTCCTCCTCCGAAATCATTACTACTTAGAACTCTACTACCACTTCCTAATATAGCATCAGGTATATTAGCAGTTTGAGCTACCTTTAGCATATTGAATATCATACCTCTAAATTGCATCTCGATGCTATTAAATGCGCTTCCCATACCTGTCATTAAGCTCTTAGTCATAGATGCCTGGAACTTACTATTACTATTTTCATATACATGTTTAAGCTTACCTGATAGACCAGCTAAAATATCTGTTCCTATTTTAGCTTCTTTGATATAATTCTGATGCTGCTTAATTAATAGTTTCATTAACTTAGGACCAGGGTTCTTAGCCATTTCAAGATTAAACTTCATAGTCTCTCTTTTAGCTTCGGCCTGCGCCTTTGTTATTTCACCAACAGATAATCTTAATGCTATTATCTTTTCTTCAGCCGCATTATCAACTCTAACTCTAATGAGGTTTTGTTTAGATGTTAAAGATTTAAGGCTAAGTCTTAGGTTTTTAACTTTTTCTCTACCTTTGTTTATTTCATTGAAATTAGTAGATATTTTTAAATTAGTCCCACTACCTGATATTGTTCCACCATCTCTAAGACGCTTAATTTCTTCCATGGTTGACTGAATATCATCTTTAAACTTCTGTATTCTTATTTCGCCACCCTCGAATAATTTACCGTATACAGATGCTACTTCTATACCATTGGCTACATTTATTTCATGATTTGTCCCCCCCCCCCC